CCTCGCAATTACTAATGTAGCCCTTCCTACCGGAAGTCCGCTTTCGAACCCCTCGTCGAGGAGAGCAGGGACGTATCAAGTTACCATTTAAGGTACATGATAAGCACGTTTAAGGAGTGTAGGCCCTCGAGCCAACTCCCCCACCTTTTCAAGTGGGCGCCTTCCCCAGCCACGCTCTACGGAGCAGGAGTGGATCGGTATCCCCCGAAGGGCAATCGATCAGCAGGTTTAAAGGCGTGGGCCGTAAAGCCGATCCTCCCGCGATTACTCGCGGGTCCCTCTCCCAACCTCGCTCCTCCTCAGTCAGACCTCAAACTCCCCGACTCCGTACACGCAGTACGGCTATCGGTGAGGCTCGGCCTACTAACGGACTCCGGCCCCGCGACGCTAATAAATTAGCAAGGGCACCATAACAACTCTAGAATGCTCAAGTCGGGCAAGCATGCCGACGGAACACCTCTAGGGCCAACATCCTCCCCTGTTCCCTCTGGGATTCATATTCGGCTGGTACCAAATACTTATCCCCAGAGCCCACCGCCGTCAGTGGAGTACGCAATCGCCCAACAAAGGTTAATGCGCTCCACCGAGGAATTCGACGGTAAGAATAGGTCCTACGCACTTGCCCAATGCTGGGTTCGTACGTATCTCTCTTGCAGCCACCATCCCGGCCATGCTGCCAAAAAAAGTCCAAGAGGGCTTCTTTTTCATCAGGGTCGGGGACGCCATCGACCTTCATAAGAAGGTCATGATAACGCACATCTTCCTGACTAGGCAAAGCAGTATAGCCACGTTTGGCCCTCATCTTATGTTCGCGCCGCCAAGCGACGCGACTCCGAGACGTAAGGCCAAGCTGGGACGGCAGCATACCCCACTTCCTACCGATTCTGGCGCGTATAAACGCATCTGTCCACAGGACAGAATGTCGCACCGCTGATGCAGCGTGAATCATACCAGAAAAAGTAGGAAGAAAACCGCCCCTCCTGAGATGCTTGACTTCTCGCCAAGCACCCCCCGATCTAAGGAAAACAGTGGAGTTGATCTCCACAGTGTTCTCCGCCCGAATTGTTTTCTCGCCGTTAAGACGAAAGGATTCCGGATAATCCTCAGTCAAAACTGGCCTGGAAGCGGAAATGACACAGTCATCTCCGTTGACCAGGAAACGGGCACATTCATCAAACCTTGCTGCCCAGCGGGCTGCCAGGTAAGACTGAATGCAAAGAAGGGGGAAAGAGAGGTAGCTTCCCATCATCTGTCCGTGAACCACTTCGCCCCAGAAAGCCCCGGAAGGCGACCTGATGCTTGGCCTAATCGATTCGTGTGCAAAATCACGAATTGTTCTAGGAACCTCGATAGCGTTAAAAAACATCGTATCGAGGATGGTATGGGTTACGTCCGAACATAACCCATCGGTAGCGTTAACCAAATCCACAGAGGTTTGATAACGCCCGACACAAACAGATTTGATCCTATCCGGGGTCGGAGAACCCAAAAGAAGCCAGTCCTGCTTCATAAGATGGCGATATACCTTCTTGTGAAGAGGTGCCAGCAGGTCCATCTCGTGATCAAAAATCACAAGAGGCCTAACTTTCCCTGCGGAAAGTACTTCTTTAAAGCGAGCCTTCATAGTACCCAAGGGTACTTCTGAAGTGCACTTTCGGATAAACTCTTCCCTCCTACCTTTCCACAAATGGTCGGCGCGAAGACCGGGTCCACCAGGGAATGCCTGTTCACGAGAACTGGCATTCGGAAGGAAGTGGCTAACACCAAGAGTGTAACCACGGTCCCAACAAGGAGGGAAGAGCCGAGTAACCTCCTTCTTTACAAAGGAAATATACTCAGGATCAGAGGGGGGGGGCAGAGAGAAAGCAAGATTACGCCACTCATCTTGCTTGGAGGTCCGACACGAGATACAACCTGCAGGCAGGTTTCTCTTGATAGAATTAACGCTGTGCGCTAATTCCCATCGTTCTTTGCGACCTAACCTTATTAGGGGGGTCAACCCTTCCACGTCAGGCCGGCCCTGACGACGTGGAAATAACACAGAGGCTCGTTCCTTGCCCTGCATTAAAAGGAACTGGAGATAACGTCCCAAAGAGACGACCTCAAGGTTCGGTAACTCGTCATACGGTAAACCGTATCGAGCCCGAATAATCTTGAGACCGTTCGAGATCGTTATCGACGTGTCACGTGCTGCTTTCGAACAGCCACGACACGGTGAGGCGATGGACACCCTTGAGGGGTTTAAACCATCGCATGCGGTGCGCGTTGAGCGTGCGCCAGACATCTAAGAGTTCAAAACTTGCTTAGATGGGTTCCTTTATC